TCCATATATTTTTAAATGCATCATTATTAGATAATATAGTCATTAACCTATGTACATTTGTTCCTGAACCATAGTACGATGGTAATAATCTCCATGGAACACCCGTTTTTAATTTATAAATAATGCCTGTTAGCAATAATTCATATGAGTATTTATTTGGACGACCTTGTTTTGCTTTTATATTTAACAAAATATGTTTAATTTCATTTGCGATGTATTTTATTGTGTTCGATAATTTTGGATCAAATACGCAATATATCGACAACAATTGCGGTTACTCCTGTACAATAAATGGAGAAAAAATCCGCATCTATTCGCAGTTATAGGATTTGTTTAAATATACTGTTGTATATGCATTATATTGCATTGTAATACGACAAATATTTACTGGACAGTCCTATAATTAAAGCCTATTGTATTATTAATATCCAAATACAATATCGTGTAACATATTAATATCATTGCATATTAAATCTTCACAAATAGTTTGTATGTACGAACCATGGAAAGTTGTCCCATATGCTAAATTATGCTCATCACAAATCATATTAATAAGCGCATATATAATATCTGTATATATGTTAGTTCGATGTATTTTTTCATTTTTCCAAAATTTTTTTGATAGAATTAGTTCATCATTTGATATAAACACTGATATTGTTGATTTATTAACGTACAATACATCGTTATCAAACCTTATATGAGCATCACTATAATCCAATAATAATTTGTATAACGATTGTGTTATTTTATCATTAACCGTGCTGTACATTGCTACATATAATTCCGGTTTCCCTATATATGTATAAATCGGTTGGTTGAGTATGTCTGTTTTATTTAGTGTCAGTATTTTCAACACCGTATCAAATAAACTACATTTTCCAATAAACTTTTTTATGGATTTATCAGATATAATTAGTTCACCATTAATGTATTTATCGATTAATTTTTTCACAATCACATTAAATCGCGTAATTTGAAATTGCACGATTGTATTTTTTTTCAACACGCATTTTATATGATTTGATATAATATGCTTCAAAAATGCTTCATTATTAAATATATTGGTTAAGTAATTAACATTACGTCGTAAATGGCGGTTAAATAATATATTCGGTAATTTATACGGATTTATGTATGCTAATACATGTAACTTCAACGACTCATTGACAAATACAAAATTTTCCATTTATTATGTGTATTATATGTATTATGTTAATTGCTTATTAATATAATGCATACGTATATCAATTTTTTATTGTGCACGAATTAATTCATTTTCAAGGTCATATGCCAATCGCCTTCCTTGATAATTATCCGAGAATTTAAATAAATATCTGGAAAATGATTTTTTTAGCATATTATAGTTTATATCTGACCAATTTGCCATTTTATTTAACAGCGCGTATAATAATAAATCATATATGTTATGTGCCGTGAAGTTTCGTATCATTTTATGATATTGCTGACGCGTTAATTTATTATCAAATGATATAGTATCGCTTATTTTATTGTATGTTGCATTTACTTGTACAGACCTATTGCGAATAGTTATTTTATCATTGTTTATTTTAAACATATTGTTATTAATTTTACAAATGATATCGAATAATGTATATTTACGTTTCTTGTTGCTCAATAAATTAACAAATATATCGTCAGTATAATGAGACAATATAAAAGACCTTAAACTATGCTTATGCATTAACATTATTACAATGATCGCAAACACGTGATTGTATAACACGTTATTATCATAATTATATTCGCAATTGTGCAATGATTTAACAAAATCGTATATGTTCGTATTTCTGAAAGTATACGAACGTAACAGACTAATATATTCATTTATTAAATTATCACTTATTATTAATTCATCAATATATCTAATATATGTTTCACGATATAATGTGTTTAAATAAATTATTGGAGATAATCTAATATTGTGATTGCGTAATATATATTTAATATGTTCACTTATTAAATATTTTATGAAGTTTGTATTTAGCACTTCTTTTGCATAGCTCACATTGTTTAAAAAGTATTTATCGAATGTTTTTTTTGTTATTTTTAATGGATTTATGTACGCACATATACACACCCGTAAAACAACTGGTAAAAACACAATGTCATTCATTAATGTGGTTATATAATAAGTATTAATGTTATTATGTAAAGTTATACAACTCAATTTTTAATGATATTAATATATCGTTAAAAATATGTCAATTGAAGGGCACATAGGGCAATCATTGCCTCGATATACCTGCGTCAATATGATCATAATAATCAAATATATAAATAATAAACAAGTATCATACTTTACATCGCATCTAACATGCCACTGGCGATGAAAGAGCGTTGTTAACATGATAATAATAAATAAGCTATACAATGCCTAAATCGACTGCAATAGCCGTGCCAAAATAGGCATATTTATGCTTATTGATAATGATAATGTATAAAGTTATAGAAACGCCAGCATGGCGTTGCCTAAGCCTTACCGAATGGGCATAACCATAAATCGATAATGATAATGTATTACGAAATTGTAATATAACTAATATCAAAGTTATAGAAACGCCGTCAGTGGTCGCCAAAGCCATACCAAATGGACATAACCATAAATCGATAATGATAATGTATTACGAAATTGTAATAATTTTAGTATCTATTCTATAGAAATGCCTACATAAGGCGGAGCCAGCACGGGCATAACCATATAAATAGATAATATAAATATATCTTGAGATAATTAATTACTATATATTTAACTATTTGTTCATATAGTTAAAATTTCAATTTTTATAATTATTATTGCATCGCAAAGAATACGTGACCATTTCCAATTAAATTAGGAATACCGAAAAGTGGTATGGGATAATTAATTCCGGTTCCTAGTAACATTCCTAAATTCGGAATATTTGAAAGATGACCCAAATTATATACTAAGTTAATGTTACCATGTGATGGTGTAAATGGAGAATATACAAACTCATCCTCACGACGTCTATATTTATTATGTTTTGGTGCATACATATCAACAGTTGTATCACTAGATGAACTTGATGTATCACTTGATTTTTTACCTCCATACATGGTTTCATTAATCGAATCTTCAAATGATTGTAATGATGATCCGGGCATTGAGTTTCCTATTTTCGATATTGTATATTTAACATCCATTTCTTTATTAATTTTTTCATTAATCACGAAATTATATAATTTATTACTTTTTATGTTTCGCATAGTTATAACGAACGGGTTTGTTATATTAACAGCATGTTCTGATATGGCTTGCCATGCTTTATCGACAGCAACCAATTGATTTTTTTCGTTAAATGTTGTATTTATATCCCCGATTGCTTTGGGATTAGCTAATTCGTAAGTTGGCATTTTTGTTTAATATATTATATATATCATAAACAAAATTGATTATTATTTATTGATGATCTATGAATTGATAGTGTTCTTGGATATTGGTGTTATGCATAATTTAACTTCGCCTAATGTCGCGACCATATAACGTATAATTAACGGGTAATCATTTTTCATAAATATATCAATATCATCACTTGGTGATGTACATTTACCAAGTAATAATAAGTATTTTAACTCATAATATCCCTGTATAACCATATCCGAATTACAACCAACGTTATATTTAATACTTATATGGTCTCCAGATATTGTACTATCCCCGTTAACAAAACCACCTGTGCATGAGAATATAAGTTTGTCATCGACACACGTAATATCGACATGTTCACATAGTGCATTTAGATCCTTGCATGTTTTTTGAAATTTACTAAAATTAAGCGTAACTATTGAATCGAATCGTATTTTATCAATATGTAACTCATCGTAATCTAAATCCATTAACATAAATTTTAAATTGTGACATATATTACCATTTGTATCGCTAATTATTATATATAAGTAGTTCATATTATCGCTATCCATCTTAAATGATAACTGGTTCTCTTTTTCAACGGTTTTTAGCACACTGTTTAAATTTAATAAATTAACACCAATTATTATTCTTTTTCTCTCGCACACAAACTTGGAAAACTTATCGGAATTTAGCATAACACTTATTAATATTGTTTTTGCCGGGTTAAGCGACAATATTTTTATACCGCTTTTTATATTTATCATTGTATTGTTATTTATTTGCGAAGATGTAACATTATCGCATGTGCTTTCTGATTTATTTTGTTTTGATTTTGATTTTGATTTTGATTTTGATTTTGATTTCGATTTCGATTTTTTACATTTTTTACCATCTGTATTGTTTATGGGTTGTTCATTCGAAATATCTTGTTCGGAATTGTCATTTTGATTTGGTGATATGAATTCAATATTTGTTTCTGTTATTATGTCTTTAAGTGCGTCAACTAGTGTCTTAATCTGATGCGCGAACTCCGTTCTGACATCGAGTATTATAGGCATTTAATATATATAATAACTTTTTATTCTTTATGTTGATACATATTTAATATCAATTTTTTGAATATTTCAAACAATGTAAATAATTTTCTACACAATGCATATAGCCAACAAAATGAATGTTTCAAACGCAATATATCAATGCATTTATTTTAAAATGCATAAATTAGCCGAATTAATAATAAATAATTGCACTATTAATGATTTATGCGAGCAATATGACGATGTTACAATATTGCAAACAATTATCAATAATATCAATATATTTCACCAACCAAAACAATTAATTTTAAAATTATGTACGATGCAAGGATTTGTACAAGCGTTTCACATGAACATTGATGATATATTCGAAAAATTACAAGAACATGATCTAATCGACATGTTTGATGTTATGCTAATATTGTCCAATACATCATATAAGGACACATCCATAAATATAACTTTACTAAAAAGTACATGCGTCAATATAAATACAAACACGTTTATTGAAAATGAACCGGAGCATATATACAGCATGTTCAGTACTGATGTTGTTAATGAACTAAATAAAACAATATCGACATATACAGCATCAACAGAACTAACAGGTGGTAACAAAAATATAATTGATACTGAATCTATATACACTGATACAATGAATAAAAATAGTTATACAAGTTCACGCAAGTTAATTGATGATGGTGTTACTTACAAACAGTTCGGTGGAGATGCTGGTAATATTATACACGGTATTCGTAAATTAACTGTTGATGCTGATGTTAATGCTAATTTTGATGATAATGCTGATAATTATCCTATAAATAAAATAATGAAGTTAATAAATACAGATAAATCAGGTGCACATAAATATTTAGACGCGATAAAGATCGATTATGATATACCGTCACAAGAAAATGGTATACATAATAAAATGTGGGATAAGTTAATAACTAAACAAAAATTAAATAATATTGATATATCACATCCTAAAAAACACAATTTAAATAAATATGATGAAACATCAATTACAGCAAACAGTGATAATTTTAATAAAACTAAATCAAAAATAACTAAAAATTTACAAGAATTAGGATTTATAGATTTTGAGTCATCACAATCAAATGCTAATGTAAGTAATACGTTGTTGGAATATAGTGAAAGCGACGGATATGATCCAGTTCAAACATTGCGAAAGCTTATTAATAATGCATAATTAATACATGTTGAGCTATAATATAAAATGAACAATTTACAGAAGGATTATACATATACATTATGGGATTGTCAGACAGGTGATATTATTAGCAAATTAAATAAGATTCATTCAAATAAAACGCGTAAAGTGGACACACCAACGTCGCAATTAACGCATGTTCAAACATCAGCGGAAACGACTACGGATATGTCAACGAAATCATACGTAGTAATTGATCAGGTAGAACCAGTTACTAAAAAAGTAAAATATACGTTGTCGAACATGTATCCGTATTCGATAACTACTAAATTTGTTAAGTAGAATAAATCATTATGTAAATTATATATAAATTATATATAAATTATATAATGGCATTTAGTGAAAATGAAACAACTACATTAATAGGTGCGTTAAGAATGTGTAAATTTACACATATTGTCCCATCTGACCATATTCCACGAAACATAACATTATTTGGCGAACTCCATGATGGGTTGCTTACACGTGATCCGGAAGATGCGCCGACTAATATGGACGTAGAAAGTTTGCGTACGTTATCACGTGACATACATACAGTGGGGCTAAAATTTATTAACTATGCGAGATCAAATGACCTTGTTTCTGTACCCGAAACAGAAAAATTTTATCAGTCGGTACGAGATATACTAATTCATCATTTACAGCGAATAAAATTCGCAGGGGATGAATTAAACGTTGCTTATTACATACTGTATACTATATTTTTCGAGGAAATGTGTACAGATATATATTTAGAACGCATACAATACGATTCCATTCGTGATTATTTCGAAAATTTTGATACACTTGTATTTGAATCAGTGTTGGATATATTACGTGTGATATTCTCGTTATGTACATCACCGATTTTTTCAGGTGCACCAACACAACATTGTGTAAATATTTTTCCGACTAGAATTCATACATCAGATATTCGTATATATGCAATGAATGAACCGTGTCCTGACATATTTATTCCTACGATGAGCAAGACTGCTCGAGGAATATTGACACTATATTCAAAAATTTCACCTGATCATATTGATGGCAAACTAACTCGACTTATTGAGAGCAGGACAAACGCGATTTTGCAATTTTTAAAAAATTATGTTTTCATATTCGATACAAATGATGATGTATACAATGTAAGTAGTGATGATGCAGATGATGTAAGTAGTGATGATGTGGGTAAAGTAAGTAGTGATGATGTGGGTAAGGTATTAAACGCGAAAAATAGTGATGATTTGGATAAAATTAATCGTTGGAATGATATTAGTAAGGAAGTTGTAGAACAAACCAATAATATGACTCCGAAACAAATGACATGTCGGTTAACTAAACAGTATATCAAATCAGTTTTTTTTAGGAAATCTGAAAAGCTGTCAGAAGCGCTATATATTTCAATATTACATGAAATGCAAACCAGACCCAATAATAATCACCCGCATATGAGAAATATGAGTTATGGACCTGGTCCATTTATGAGCACGATAATGAACTGTTACACTATATTTAGAATGTTAAGAAAGAGCATATCCGCATATAATAGTGATACTAATGCTGAATTAGTATCATATGTATATGATCGGCAACGTACAACAATTGGAGTATCGTCAAATAAATGCAACAATCAGCTTATTCCACGTAATTGCATATTTTTTGGAGGAGATGCTCATGCGAAATTTATTAGAGATGTTATAGAAAAAACGATGCCATATAAATATTATTCGGATGTATACTCGCCTGGTAAATGTATACCAATTCCAAAAATACGTGCAATAATCGATCCACTAACACGTATATTGGCAAAATATAACTTGTTATCATTTGATAGAGACGCATTATTAAAAATGTCGGTATCGAAATTGAGTATGTTAACGAGTTCATTAACAATAGCCCGAGAAGTTCATAGCGCTTTACATGGCGCAACATTAGCGACAAGTTCTCAACAAGATAGAACATAACCACTATGAAAAATTGAATTATAAGCAATAAGAAGCAATTATAATATAAGTATAATATAAAATGCAAATATACGACATCATCAGCCAACATGATTGTGATACTATTAGCAACTATCTACATATATCGGATATCCCCCATGATATTGCAATAGCAACAATGACGATAGTTGGTGCGGTTAACGCTAATTTTAACATAACCGAAATAACTAATATATTTAAAGATAACATATCTACTAAAAAGCTAAAAAATCGAAATTTTTATAATCAGGCAACACTATTTTTGCTAGTTAATAACAAAAAAATAAGCATAAAATTGTTTAATAACGGGTCAATACATATAACTGGATGCAATAACGCAATACAGTGTTGTATTGTCTTACATACGTTATTTCAGAACATATTACAGCACAATAAAAACAATAATTTGACAAACGATCCATATATGCTCAGCATACCATATATTACATCGCTACGAACTGTATTAATTAACTGTAAGTTCGATATAGGATTCCATATACAACTTGATAAATTACATAATATATTATCTGAGTTACAGGTCAATCAAACATATGAACCAAGTATACATTCGTGCATTAATGTAAAAATAAAACATGAACTAGATAATACAATAAATAAGCAACAATCAAAATATATTTCGGCATTTGTTTTCGAAAAAGGAATTGTTATGATAACCGGTTCTAACTCTTGTTCTATGATAATATATGCATATGTATATTTATACAACATATTGTGCAAAAATTACGTCGGTATATATAAAAGTGACAACGAAGCATTTGTGAAAGAATACATTAATTCCGTATCTTAACAAATTCATTTATTTTTTCATTTAATATTACTTATTGATATAATGAGTAATACTAATAATATAGGTATATTGGATCCAGATGGTAAAAATCTTAATCCATTAACGAACGCACCATATGGCGAAAAATACACAGAATTCGCGGCAAAATGGAAAAAACTACCGGCATATGCACAGGCAAAAAAATATATACAAGTAATTAAAACAAACAATGTCATATTAGTTACTGCTGACACTGGATCTGGTAAAACTGTTATATTTCCAAAACTATTGCTACATGCTCTAAATTACGCTAGTCGAATAATTGTAACACTACCGAAGCAAAAAGCGTGCAAGGACGCGGCTACATACAGTAGCTTAACAATGGATGTGAAATTAGGAAGCTTTGTGAATTATATGTACAGGGGCGCTGGAACATTTGTGAAAGATCATAATCAATTGTTATATTCAACAGATGGATCAGTGATATCACTAACATCAAGGGATAAATTATTAAGCAAATTCGATGGTATCGTTATAGACGAGGCACATGAGCGCAAGATTAACATAGATTTTTTGATATATATATCAAGGGAAATATTAAAAAAGCGTAAAGATTTTAAAGTAATCATTATGAGTGCAACGATGGATACTAATTTATTTAAAACATATTTTAGCAAATTTAAAGTTGATATAATAAACATATTAGGCAATCGTCAATATCCAATCGACGTTTCATATATACCGACCAATCGAAAAGAATATATAAAAGCAGGGATAAAAGTAATTAAAAACATATTAGAGAATGAGGATATTAGCAACGATGAATGCAATGATATATTATTTTTCGTAACAAGTCATGATGAAACGCTTCGTGTATGTAGTCAGTTTAAAAATGAGATGAAAAGTAACATTAAAATAGTGGGTAAGGAATGTACATGTATTGAGTTATATGCGGGTAGTCCCGCGGAAAGCAGAGGCACTCTAGAAACAAAAGAATCCAATAGCATACGAGTAATTGTCGCAACAAATTTAGCGGAATCGTCATTAACAATAAAAGGTATTAAATTCGTCATAGATAGTGGGTATGAGTACGCTGGTGAGTTTGATTATCGAGTAAACGCTACTAATTTAACTAAAAAATTAATATCAAAAGCACAATCAACGCAGCGTCGTGGTCGAGCTGGTCGTGTATGTGCTGGTAAATGCTATTGTTTATATGATGAAACAATGTTTAAGCATATGAAAGAATACCCACTTCCAGACATATTGATAAACGATATATCAATAGAATGCATACGATTAATGTTATTTGGGAATATCGATAGTATAGAATCGTTAAATAAAATACTTAATGAGTTTATAAATCCTCCTGATCAGGGGTATATAGATAACGTCATTGAGCGCTTGAAAATGCTATCGCTATTAAATAATGGTATATTAACGTCGCTCGGTAAACAAGTATCTAATATGGGAATGTTTCCTGAAATGGCCGTTACGATAATAAATAGCATAACATATAATTGTCATAAAGATGTATTTGGTATAGTTTCGATAATGGACGCATGTAAACTAAATATAAACTCGTTATTTTTAGATCTCGAGCAATTAGCTAGATTTATAACAACCGACGATAGTGAATTAAATAACAATTTGAAAAAAATAAGAGATGATTTTAAAATCGCAAACGCACAATATATAAGCAAAGATAGTGATTTAAAAACGATATTAAATATTTATAATGATTTTTTAAAACATGATGATCATGGAGAAGGATTAACATACTGCAAACAACATTTCATACAATATAATATGATAAAAGATGCACGAAAAAGAAAAATGCAGATGGATAGAAATATACCAATTAATGAATATACAGCAATCATAAATGATAAAGTGAATAGCTTATCTGATAGCAATAAAATATTATATTGTTTTGCTACTGGATATTTAACAAATGTATGTGTAATGAAAAATGGAACATATAACAGCTTATATATAGATAATATTAATTTAGAAAATTCGTTCATCGAACCATCGTCCAAAGTAGTTGTTTGTTGTGGATTTAATAAAATGGGCGGTGGTAGAATAAAAGGAGAAATTGTATCAAATATACCCGATGAAGTTGTTAAACTAATCAAAATACCTGCAATACAAACTAGCTAAAATAATTGTATTTAATATAACATATATTAACGTTTGATTTTTTATTGACATTATCGCATATGTCAATATCGTTACATTGTATTGATATATTGACATGCTTGTATTTTTTTTCCATTGGTAAAATATATTGCTTTGCGTATTTATATTCATGTGGTGAATTAATCAATATGACAATGTAGTTATATCCGTGTTCTATGGCACTTTGTATTAGATTTTTATCTCGCTTTTTTATTAGATTATTTGATGGCGATAGCTCATCCAATGAATCTAAACTTGGTGTTGTTTTATACATTACGTATATTGCAATGTAGGTTTATATATTATTTACATAATATATAGGGACGATCCAGTAAATAATTCGTTTATATGTTATTCACATAACATATAAACATATATGATTATAAATGTATATTATGTTGAGATACTATTTTTTATTGTACAAATTAAGCGCACATAT